AGGAAATAAAGGGACAGGTAAAACTAATGCTTTAATGTGTTTAGCTGAACAAATAAGACAAGACAAAAAAACTAAACTGGTAATAATAGAAACTTTTCCTAAATGGATTAACGAATTTAATAAAATACCATGTTTAATAATATATAATGAGGATGTAGTTAACGTTAAGAAAAGAAGGTATTACAGTAAATATTATTATGTTCCAGAAAGCCAAATTTATAATAAGTATGATTTATTTAAAAGAATAATAATTAACGACACTAGTGAAACATGGATACAAAGAGGAACAGAAATAGAAAACTTTATAGAACAAAACAAAAACGTATTGTTTACCTTATATATTGAAAACTTAGAAAAAAATGTACAGTTTACTTATGCAGTAATAAGTTACTATTACAAAAAAGCAATAGAGAAAAAACTACAAGGACTAGAACCAGATAATGTGGTGTTTGTTATTGATGAAACACAAAACTTGTTTGATTATAGTTTATTGGGAAGAAAAAATTTGAACAGCTTAAGGAAAATATATAATGAAGCGAGAAACTTAAATATGCATTTTATAATGTGTACACAGAGATTACAAGACATTAGTACTAAAATACGAGGAAGAACACTTCTGTTGATAGGTAAAGTGAATATGGATGACTGGAAACTTAAAGTAGAGAAAATATGTAAAAACAGTACACATAAAAACGAAATATTACATTTACAAGTAGGACAATTTTTAGATTTAGAACAAGACAGAATAATACAGTTTCCACTATTTAAACAAAAAAATAAACCTTATATATGGGAAGATAATTCAGTAATATTGACCAAAGAGGAAGAAGGAGAAGGCTTACTTACAAAAATATGGAGATGGATTAAATGAAGCATAAAGTTACATGTGCTGTATGTGGAAAAAAAGGTATAGTAGAAATAGATGACTGGAACAAAATGATATATGATGACTGGGGCTATTTTGGTAAAATAAAAATTAAAGAGAAAGACGGAACATTTACAATAGTTGAATATTGGGAATGTCCTGATTGTTTAAAGGAAGTATTAGAAGCGGATGATGAAAGATGAAGACAGAAACGGAGCTGATAGATTTAGTACTTAACGGAGCAATAACGTTTAATTATTATGTTGAAAAGAAAAGAGAAAAGGAAAAAGAAATTGAAAGAAAAATACAAGGCAATTAAAAAAACATTCATATACAGGACATTAGGAATATTAAGTGCTTTTACAATAGGTTATGTGATATTTAGGAACTGGGAAGGATGTACAATTGTAACAATAACAACAGAATTAGTACATACTTTAATCTATTACACATTAGAGAAAATTTACGAGAGGAAATAAAAGGAATGTGGATTGTGAACCAAAAACTGCTTGAAATCCAGATTATTAATTTGAACCATGACCTAATTGAAACCCATTACGAATATGTGAACCATCTCTTTAATGAAACCCAAGACTTGGATGTGAGCCCAAAAATAAACTGAAACCCAAAACTAATATGTAAACCAAAAAATAAAGTTTATAAGTACTTAAAACAATAATTTATTTGTGGTAATAATGGAAAACATATTAGAAGACATAAAGAAAAAACATGAAGAAATATTATGGACAACTGTTAGAATTAAAGCTGAAAAGGCATGGGGTAGTGGAACAGTTATTTATAGTGGACAAGACAGTAAAGGAGAATGGCATAATTACGTTTTAACTTGTGAACACGTGGTACATGACAACATTAAAGTAGAAACAAAATTTGACCCTAGAGTAGGTTATGACATTAAGAAAGAAACACGTATACCATGTGAAGTTGAATTTTTCTATTATGACAAGTACAGTATATGTCAAGGAGTAAGCGGTAGTACTAAAGCAGATATAGTAGCCTATGATGTAGATGGAGATATAGCATTACTAGAACTAAGACGTAACGCTAAAATAGATTACGTAGCAAAACTATTCCCTAAAGACCATTATAACGAAATACATGTGTTTGACCCAGTATATGCATGTGGAGCAGCATTAGGACATGAACCAATAGCTACAAGTGGAATAATAAACTTTATGAATGAACTAATAGATGAAGGAGTAGAATATTGGATGAGTAATGCTCCTATAATATTTGGAAATAGTGGAGGAGCAGTATTTAGATACAGTCCAGAAAGGCAACAATACGAGTTTATAGGTATGCCAGCAAGAGTAGCGGTAAACATAGCTGGATTTATGCCAGACCCAATAACACATTTAGCATGGTTTGTACCTATAAACAGAATATACAAACTAATAGATGACAACTTCTACCAATTCATATACGACTCTAATTGGACATACGAGAAATGTAATGAAGAAAGAGAAAAATGGAAGAAAGAAAGAGAAAAACTATTACTAGCTAAATATGGTGGTACACCAGAAAAAGAAGAAAAGAAATTTCATCGTTAAAAAATAGAAATATAATAAGTGAACAGGTGAAAAGCTATGGGATTAGAAAACGGTAAATGTGACAGTTGTGAAAAAGAAGTTAACTTTTTATTTCCTGTAGCTGTAACTGTTGAATTACCAACTGGAGGATTAAGTATGGCTTTACGTTATTACTGTATAGATTGTTATGAAACATTATGTGATGTTGCACATGACGAATTAGAAAATAACGAGGAAGAAGAAGAAAACGAAGAGGATGAAGTGAACCAATAATAATCTGAAATCCAATCAGTACCTGTGAACCGTTATGAATTTATTACTTTGTATAACAACTTATAAAAGTAAAAAATTTTTGGGAAAGTTATTTTATTATTTAGAACAATTAGACCCGAAACCTACGTTTACGTTGTTTATCAGTACTGACTACTATCCATTTTACGACCTTCTATATATTCGTAGAAACTATAAAGTTACACCATATAAAATAATCAATATACCATTCTGTAAGGATGCAGTAAAGAAACTGGGGTATGTATATGATACAATAGCAATAGTGCGACAGATAGGACTAGAATATGCAAGAAAACACAATTACGACTACATTTGGTTTAACGATGATGATAATTATCCTTTAACACCTAACATGTTTGAATTATTAACAGAACATCCAGATAAATATTTAGTGGGAGTACCATATAGTCGTGTCTATCCTGAAGGTGTATATTTAGCATGTAAATGGGGAACAATACAAAGAGGAAGATATATATTAAAAAAAGTCCCTAATTATCCTATAGATTTTCCAATAATGATTAGTGGAGGAGCTATGTTAATACCTAAAAGAATAATACAAGATACAAGATTAAACTTTTACCCTATACATAAAGAATATGGCAGTAGTGAAGATTACGGTTACTGTTTAGCAGCAAGAAAACTTGGCTATTTATGTTTATTAGATTGTAGAGTTAAAATGCATCATGAATATATTAAAACAATACAAGACATTAAACCTTGGACTATAAACACCAAGACAGGTGATTACTTTGAGTTCAACTACTAGAAAAAAAAGTATTAGAATAGTCTGTTCCCATTTGTTTTCCTCTTTTTCTACTTTTGCTCAATTATGTTGAGCATTTATAAAGAGCATTGAGCAGATTTTTTATATAATTTAGTACTAAACTATTTATATACGAAAAACACATTATATATAATAGAGCAACTATGAAATCCTATCCATATTTAAGGAATAGGTATATTAATTTAGTTAAAGGTGATTATAAATGAAGAGTAATAGAAAGCTCCTAGAAGCGAAACTAGAAGATAAAGAAGTTAAAGACTTTCTAAAGAGTGCAGAAGGACATCCATTCATACAAACATGGATAAAGAACTACGAGAAGAAACTTGCTGAAGGCGAAATAGAAATGGGTGTTTTGAGAGGTCAAACAGTAGGTGATGCTACTGGTGCTGGAGTACAAACACAAGTTGCAGCTACACTTGAAATCTTTAATGCTGTAGTTAGAGGTTTTACACGATACATGGATGATTCATGGATAAAGAGGTATACTACTGACGCTGTAGTGTTTAAGATACCTAAAGTTGAATATATGGAAGCGGTAGGAGAAATTAGTGGAGGAGAACTTCCACATACAGAGAAAAGAATAGACTATGTGACAATTGACTTAAGCAATCCAGAATCAGAAAAAGGTGGAAAGGTTACTTGGACAAGGGCTCTATTAGAAGATGTAACATTTGATGTGCAAGCAGAAATGATGGAAGGACTGGGACATGCTATTGCAGTTAAAATACAAAGCGACCTTATAGCTAAACTGAAAGATGTAGCTGACAACAAAGCACATAGAATGCCATACGGAGCAAAAAGAAGTATAAGTTCACCTATAACATGGACAGAGTTTCTATCTATAGTTGGAGATGTAGATGCTGGTTTCACTAGAATAAAGGTTGATGTGTCGTCACCACACAACTTAACTGCTTCTCATATAGGTTCTGCATTAACACAAAACCAAAATGGTAATAATGTTACAGTTGGAACAGTATTCCAAATACCATCATCTAGTCAAGTAATAATACTTAAAGGAGGTTCACATGCAGATATTGTGACTGGTACTGGTGCTAATCCATGTCTTACAAGTGATGGAAAAGGATTTGCTTGTGCATCTGGATGTACTGTAACAAAGACTGGTAAAGTAACTTATGGACCAGCAGATGTAGTGTTAGTTAGTCCAGAAGTGTACTGGGAACTACTTAACATTATACAGCTAACTAACGTATTGTATGAAGGAAGTACAGACCCAATTAGACAAGGAGTAATAAAACTAGCATTAGGAACAACAATTATAAAGCATGGTTTACTTCCACCAAGAACAGTAGTAGCATTGAATAGTGAAAAATGCATAGGAATGGTTCTACGTAGAGCATTAAAGATAGAGCCTGTATTGTTCCCTGTGTGGAACGAATACGGCTTTATTGGAACAGTACGATACGGAGCAAGTATACTGTTTGAAGGAGCAATGCAATGGGCAGAGGGAAGCTAAACAACTAATTAGCTTCCCATATACACTCCTTTATTTTTTATGTATTAAATTTTTATGTAGGTAGTTTTTATGTATATAATACCAGAAAACAAGACAATATATTTACGTGTAAGTGGACTAGCACAATACCACTTTTGCCCCAAAAGAAGTAAAATTCAGCTATTTAATATTCCAGAAATACATAGTAAAGAAAGAGGTGCAGTAGTTAAAGGAATAAAACTACATCAACAATACGAATATATGATGTACAACATGGGATTTGACAGAACATTAGTAAAATATAAGTTAGGATGGACACCATTAAAAGTATTTGAAAAACAAGTACCAAACACTAATATAGTGGTTAGAGGTAAACCAGATGATTTAAGGATAATAATAAATAAGAGAGATGGTAAAAAATATACTGTGTTACTAGAACTTAAAACTACTGGTCGTAAAATGATTAGAAGAGAAATATACTGTGCTATGAAACAGTTACAGTTATATATGTGGTTGCTTAAAGAGAAACTGGAAGAAATAGGTTTTCCATTATGGAAGTATGGTATAGTAGAAGTGTATAGTCAAAAGACAGGTGAATTGTTAAAAAGGTATAGTGTAGAATATGATGATAATATTGAAGAATGGATTAAGCATGTAGTGAAAACTTTTACTGGAGAAGAACCTTTAAATGTTCCAGAAAACATTAAATACTGTAAAAAATGTCCACAAGCTATAAAAAATGTGTGTGAATGGTATAGGTTGATGAAAAATGAATAAAATAGTGTATGTATGCAAGTATAGTTCGGTATGTGATTGGAATTGTGAAAAGTGTAAATATCTACTTAAAGAACTGCAATTAGTTGATTTAAACAAATTACCTAAAGAAACAGAATATAAAGATTTAACGTGTGATTGTACATGAGTAATATACCTAAACTAGATATAATTACGTTTTTTGAATATGTGACTGGATTTAAACCTACAGAAGACCAGAAACAGCTACTATTAAGTTTAACAGATATGAATGTAAAAAAAGTAATAATTAGTGCTGGAAGACAGTCGGGAAAAAGCATTACTTGTGCAGTAGCAATATTATGGTTAAGTTTTATTTATGGACAGGAACATCCAGTAAAAATATTATTAATTAGTGCTCAAGAAAACATATTATACTTTCACATTAGAGAAATTTTAAAAAGATGTCCAGAATTTGAAGAAGAAATAGTTGCACATGGAGTGTATAGTTTAGTTCCTTTAAGAGGATATGAGTTAAGAAATGGTAGTATTGTTTATGTTAGAGGAGCTACAGATAAACAGATTAGAGGTTTACCAGCAGATATAGTGTTTATAGATGAAGCGTGTGAAGTGAAGGATGACATTATACTTACAGCATTAGGTAATTTGAGTGGTCCAATAAGTAAGTTTATATTGTTAAGTACACCACATAAAGACAACTTGTTTACTAAATGGGCAACAGACCCAAATAGTGGATTTAAAGTACACATGTGGAGTGCTGAGAATTTACCTTGGCATGATAAGACTATATTGGAAACTAAAAAGAAAGAAATGAGTAGTGAAAAGTATGCTGTAGAAGTGTTAGGTAGACCTCCAACTATACACGAAAGAGGATTCTTTAGTAGAACGCATATTAACAAGTGTATAAGTGACAGTCCAATAGTTAGGGAAGGAGGAACAATAGAGATAGGTATAGATTTTGGAGAAATAGAAAGTAGTACAATATTAACAGTTATAGAACGTGTAGGAAAAATAAAATGTAAAATATTAGATATTAAAAAGTGGAGGTTACCTCCAGAACTAGTAGTTGATGAAATATTGATACAAATTAGAAAATGGAATCCCAGTATAGTTAAAGCAGATAGTAAACCTCCAGAATATATGAACGTGTTAAAGACAAAAACTAAAAAAATAGTGTTTATAGACTGTACATTTCATAAAGAATTAATGTTGGGACAATTACAGAAATTAATAAGGGAACATAATATATTGATTCCTCAACATGAAGTAGAACTAATTAAACAGTTAACAACTTATAGGAGAGGGATGAAGGTAGGAGATGACTATGTGGACAGTTTAGCACTAGCAATATACGATTATGGATTTAAACCTAGTTATGGTAAAGTGTTTATTGGAAGCAAAAAATAAAGTTTAAATAGTGGTTTAACTATTAAATAAACAAACAAAAAAGGGGGTGAATAAAAAACAATGTTTGAATTGATTAAGAATGTGTTGGTAGGTGTAGGGACAGGTGTAGTTTCAGCATGTATAGGTTATTTCAGAAAAACACCAGTACCAGAGTTTAGTGGAAAGAAGTTTGTTAAAACATTGATTATTGGAGGTATAATTGGAGGAGCATACGCTTATAGTCCAACATATACTGAAGATGTAGTAATGACATTCATACAAGAACTAGGATATATTACAGTTATTGACCGTGTAGCAGATTTAATATGGAACAGAATTAAGGCAGCATTAGCAGCATTAAAAATTGAATAAATTTTTTATATTTTTTATATTTTTTGTTAGAGGAAAATAAATGTTATCTAAGATTGAACAGATATGGAGTAAAGAATGGTGCGCTAGACTGGGAGATGTAAATGATTTTATTTATAACACTATTAGAAAAGACTGGGAAACTTACGCTAAATATGTTTATAATTTACAGAATATGGAACAGTACTTGGAGAAATTAGAAGGAATATTCAATAATTATACTGAAGAACAAATATTAGAATTTTTAAATGTTTGGACAAACATGTGGATTAAACGTTATAGAGAAAGAGTGAAAATTGTGTGGGATGAGGAATTGTTTAATAAACAACAGAAACAAGTTACAGAATTATTAACTAGAGGTAGACAAAAATTGGGTATACAGCAAATTATGGATTTAATAGAACCTGCGCAGTTGGCTTTAATAAGGCATGGAGAAATAGCTTGTACTTACTTGTTGGCTAAACAAATAGTGTTACAAGAGTTAGGTAAAGAAAAAAAGGATGTAACAACATTACAGGATAAGTTAAACGTATTAAACAGAGCTTTATATAGAGTACGTTTAATATCATATACAAGTGGACCATTATTGTTTATTAAAGCTAAAGACATATTAAATGGAGCAGTATGAGCAATATGAAAGAATTGTTGCATTGTGTAGCTTGTGGTAAATCTATATGGAGAGATAAATTAAAGAAAGGTGAAGTGGATACTTTAGGTAGAAACTTATGTCAACAATGTAAAAATAGAGCTAGAATGGAATTACAGAAAAATAGAAATAAAATTTATAAAATAGATGATAGTATATATAATGAATGGTTAAAACAGGAATTAATAAAATTGGCTAGAAAACAAAAATTAAAAGAGGAAAAGGAGAAGGTTAAAAAAGAATGAGTGTTGATTTGAACATTAAATATGTTGAACCTAAAATTAAAATAGTTAAAGGTAAAGGTAGACCAATATGGTGTAGAATATGTTATAGAATGTTACAACAAGGAGAAGAATATGTATTTTTTAGAAGCACCAATAGGGATTTACTGGATGTGCTTGGTATTCCATTTAAGAGACCACACGTAACAATTTGCATAGAATGTTGGAATATTTATAAATATGAAATAGAGAAATTGTTAGGTAAAGGTTATGAGGAGTTAAATGTAAAATGAACAATAGTTACTGGACAGAAGAGGAAGATAAAATATTAGCAAAGTATTATCCTAAAATAGGAACTAAAGTTAAAATGTTTTTGCCTAATAGGACACTTGACGCTATAGACCATAGAGTACGTAGGTTACAAATAAAGTATGAACCTTTAGGTGAAGAGCCAGTAGGATATTTTGATATTGAAACTAGTGGGTTACAAGGTGACTTTAACTATATGTTAAGTTGGGCTATTAAAACAGCTAATATGGATGAGGTGAAATATGCAGTAATTAAACCTAAAGAAATAAGTGATGGAACATTAGATAGGAGAATAGTTAAAGAGGCTATAGACACGTTACAAAATTATAGGACAATTTACACTTTTTACGGTACGAAGTTTGACATAGCGTTTTTACGTACTAGAGCCCTGTATCATGATATAGAGTTTATACCTTACGGGTTAATACAGCATAAAGACCTATATTATTTAGTTAAAAGAATATTAAGGATTCATAAAAACAGATTAGAGAGTGTAGCTGATTTATTAGGTATTAAAGGTAAAACACATTTAGAACCTAGAATATGGGTTAGAGCTAATAGTGGAGATAAAGAAGCATTACAATACATATTGGAACATAATGTAGCTGATGTGATATTATTGGAGAAAGTGCATAAGAAACTTAAGGATTATGAGGCTAAAACAAGAAGGTATCTATAAATGGGAATTAATAAAGAGAAACGTAAAAAGATACGTGTAAAAGGATGGGTAGAAGATAAAACATCATCTAATATTCCTACGACTTGTCCTAAATGTGGAACTAAATTACGAATTGTTAATGCTTTACAAACTGAAGCAAAAATAATCTTTATATATTGCCCCAATAGTAAATGTAGATGGGCAGAAGAATATGAGGAATAAGGGAATTATAAATAAAAAAATGTTGATAGCTTTAATGTTATGGTTAGAATTTGTAATATACAATATAGCGTTTATAATACTTTTACCTGAAAATTTACGATTGTCAGTTATAATATGGATGTTGGTGTTTTGTGTAGGTGTAATTTGTTTAATGATGTATGAAAAGGAGGGAATAAAATGAGTGAACGTAAAGATTTTAAGAAGTGGGTTACAGATATAGTTTATGAACAGCAACAAGGTTTATGTGCTAAATGTGGTCGTAGTTTAGAGCAGGGTTTCCATAAACATCATAAAGATGGTGATGCTAGTAATAATAGTGTAGAAAATTTAGAATTGTTATGTCCAGAATGTCATGGAGGAGAACAATATAAAACTTTACAACAACAACGTATTAAGCATTTGCAACAAATAGAAGATATTATTGAGTTGGCTAGTAGTGGACAAGTTAGTGGTGCAATAGTTGAAAAGATAACTGAACTTATTAAGTTGGGACTTAGTTTAGAAAATAAAGTGTATAATGATATAGAGTTACCTCCAATAAATATAAGGTTACAGTCTAACATGGCTATACAGCAAATGTTACTTAAAGAATACCAGAGAGGATTTGAAGATGGACTTAAAACAGCATATAATATATTGATTACAAGTATGGTTAGTAATGTTAAAGGTTTAGAAGAACAGTTTAAAAATGATGACTTGTTAAAGTTTATTAAAAAATTAGGAGAAATTAGTAAATGAAAGTGAAAATAAAAATAGAAGAAGTATATGATAGTGTAGAATTAGAAAACTTGATTAAGCATATACGTAAACTACGTCAACAGTTCTATAGTGAAACTACATTAGATTTTGAATTAGAAGTTAATGTTAAAGGTGTACAAGTATGAAAAAGAGAGGGAGATTAATAAATGAGTGAACCTAAGCAAATCAAGTTAGATAAAGAAATATTAAAGAAAGAAAAGCATATAGATAGTAAAACTCCTGAAGAAATGAATAGTGAAGTTGTTGATGAACAGGAATATGATATTACACAGTTAAGTGGAGTTGGACCTAAAACTGCAGAGAAACTTAAAGAGAAAGGTTATTTAACTCTTATTGATATTGCTACTACTAGAGCTGATGAACTTAGTGCTGTAATGGGTATTGGTTATGCACAGGCTAAAGCATGGATAGATGATGCTTTAGATAAAGTTAGTGCTAAAATGAAGTTACAGAACAGTTTAGATTATACTAAAGAAAAGAATAATAAAACTATAATATTTAAAACTGGAAGTAACGAATTAAACAAGTTACTTGATGGAGGATTTAAAACTGGAACAATATATGGTACTGTAGGTAGATTTGCTACTGGTAAGACACAAATAGGTTTCGAGTTAATTGTTGACTGTTTAAGTAAAGGTTATAGTGCTGTATTTATAGAAACTGAACCAGACACGTTTCATTTAGAAAGACTACAAGAAATAGCTGAAAGTAAAGGAATAAAGAATATTGATTGGAGTAAACTTTACGTGTGTCCAGCAGACCAAATACCTACAGCTAAAGCACAATATTTACAGTATAAAATTATACAGAAAGCATTAGAAAGAGGAGAAAACATTAAACTTGTAGTAGTGGATAGTTTTAATGCAAAGTTTAGAGCTGGATGGAGTAGAACAGAAATGCTGCCTCTTAGAACACGTGAATTTGGAGAGCATTTTACTTTAATAGAATATTTAACAGCAAAGTATAATTTATGTTGGTATTTAACTTTTCAAGCTATAGCACCTCCTAGACCAGAACAAGGATTACAAGCTAAAGTAAAGTTTGGAGATGAATATTATCCTGTAGGTGGAGACTACGTGTTGCATAGTGTTAATATATGGTTAGGGTTACATCAAATAAAAACTGAATTGTGGAGTGCTACATTGTTTGACAGTAGTTATATTGATAGGGGAACAGCAAATTTTGTGTTATGTAAAAAAGGGTTAATGGATGAAGTTAAATAAAAGGAGGGGAGTAGAATGAATAAGAAAACTTTAACTTTAACAACTATGACAGCATCAATATATATAATGTTGGGTTACATGTTTCAGTCTATAGCGTTTGGACAAGTACAAATACGCATAGCAGATGCTTTATATCCACTAATATCATTAGGAACATCATTTTTGTTTGGAGCATTTCTTGGACATTTAATATTCAATACGTATGGATTTGTTACTGGTATAGCATTGGGAATTGGAGACTTAATAAGTCCATTCGTACTGTTAATTCCAAAAATACTAATATGGAAATTTGGTAAAAGTAAAACTGGATTAGCAATAACAACTATGATACATGTTAGTTCAGTAGCACTATGGGTTTCATATCTACTATACATAATGTTTGAATTACCAATGATAGTTAGTGTACCATTAATATTTACTGGAGAATTTATAGCGGAAGTAATACTTGGAATACCGTTAACGTTAGCAATAAAGAAAAGGTGGATTAAATGAAGTTCTATGTAGCTAGTGCTGATAATGCTAGGTTCTATTTAAAGAAGGGATTAACTAATGATTAAGATTGCTCTTCCATGTATTCATTTTTCTGTAAAAGAAAGAGAAATAATAAATGAACACGGTTTTATGAGTTTTCCACAGTTTTTAGATAATCATTATGTAGCTAAAGGAAAAGCATGTGTAGAATGGTTAGAGAAGAATTTGCGTAAATATGGGTATGGATTAGTACAGTTTGCTGTAGCACCAGATTATCAATATGATGAAATGAAAAGATTAAGAAATTTGTATCCAGAAGTAAACTGGATATTTCCTTTACATAGTGTGAAAGAAGATTTTACTGATTTTGAATGGATAGGTATGCCTTATAGAAAAGAATATAGAGATTATAGTTTAAAAACATTTTTGGAACTTACTAAAAATAAGAAAAGATGGTTGTTGGGTTTATGGGAAGCAATTGATAGAAACATATTATATTATTTTAACGGTTTTGATACAACTATTCCAGAAACATTTAGCGGTAAATATGGAAGATTATGGTTAGATTTTGATAAAAGTATAGATGTGTCAAATTTGAATATACCAACTATAGAAATATTTGAGTTTAATGTGATAAGTTTTAAGATAGCAATTACAAAATTGTTTAGTAATAAAGGAAAAATTAAAGCATTAGATGACGTGATAAAGGAGAATGAGAAGTATGATTTATGTAGATATACATGAACCACAAGAAATTATTGAAGGTTTAACGAATAAACAGTTAACTGTAGAGGTTAGACATTTAGAGAGTGGTGATTACGTGTTTAATGATGTTGCTATTGAAAGGAAAACTTTACAAGATTTAA